GGAGGCCGACAGGGCGACAGCATCGGTGAAGTAGCGCACCCCCTGGGCTAAGGCGTCCACACGGTCATCGTGTTTGACAGCACCGGCGTCCCGGCACATGCGACTCATCTGATAGCCGAGCATGTACTCGAGGCGCTTCTCTGGGGGAGCGTCTGGGTTTGAGGAGTAGTCCCACTCCCAGACCTTTGGATCGATGATCAGCTTGTGCTGGTTCATGACCGGCTCGAGCGTGTCGATAATGCGCTCTTCTTTGCGTGAGGTAGCTCGGACTTCTTCGATCTCCATACCGCCACCCATCTGTGTGATGTGACGTTTGAAGAGCTCGGTGATCATTCCATCGCCGAAGTTTGATTCGACGAGAAGACGTGTTGCTTTATATCTTCGACCAAGCCTGATAATGCTAGATAGGGTGGTATCAGAATAACCATCCCTGGAAGCATAAATATCACGAACAAAGATATAACCGTTAGCCTGTGATAACACCACAGCAGTAGTTTCATCTGTACCGCGTCCAGAAGGGTCTACAGAGACGATTGACTCGGTGTAGGGGACGATCCCCTCATCGATAAACATCGGCCCGTAGAAGCGGTCTCCAGGCAGTCCTACGGGGTTTAGGTCTTTGAGTTGATATCGCGGATCAGAAGACCACGCATAAGCTTCTGCACACTCACTGCCCAGGGGCGTGACGATCAGGTCAGAGAACTTGAGGGGGAACTTCTCTGCATCGCTCATGCTGGTGTCGAGCATGAACTGCAACATGAAGTTGGAGCGGCCCATTGCCGACTCCCGCTCCATGAGATCTAGTTCGTTGAATCGAGTGTCGGTTGGTGTCCACGCCTCTGCGCCGTCATCGATATCTGCGACCAGCTGCGGTGCGAGTAGGCCCTCATATTTGCTGGGGTCTCGTGGGTAGCGTGCAGGCCAGACGAACGGGCGGTAGGAGCGTTCTGCAAGTTTTCTGTAAACTGTGAATGTCGACTGCGGAGTCCCAAGAAAGAGTATTCGGGAATCATCATTAGGCGTAAGGATTGACTCTGATTCAGATACAAGTTGCAGGAGCTTTTCGCGTTGGCTATCTGTGGCTGAGTTCTGGGGAACCTCAACGTCATCAAATACCAATAGATCCGCACGGGAACCAGTCATCTGCCCAGTAATACCAACACTCTTCACGCTCGGTGCTTGGTGCGGTTTCGCTGGGCCTACATCGAAAGAAATACGCGACCACCTCTGGTCCGAGTCTTTCGGTCTCAGGTGGCTTAGCCATTCTATATCTAGGATAAGTTTTTGACAGAAGATTGAGAAGTTATCGGCACGTTCTTTAGAGGCAGAGATAACCATGATCTTGCGATCAGGGTCACCGTATAGAGTCCAGAGCACAAAAGCTGCAGTGATCCAAGATTTACCAACACCACGGAAAGCGCTGATCTGTAATCGTTTAGGACCGTGTTGTAAGTATTCAGCGATTGCTAGTTGCGCCCGTGTGGGCTTTGGGAGATCGAGTTCTCTCCACACCAGCGTCAGGAAGACCCGAAAGTCCTCCCTCAGCCTGGCATCTAGTTCTTGTAGATCCATAGATACTCGTGGGGCATTTCGCCTCACTTGTTTTGCTTAAGCTTTCTTGGCCTTCTTCTTAGGGAAGCCTGCCTTCATGTTGGCGTAGGCCTTTGGGGTGATCGTCGACTTTTTCTTTGACCGGCTAGTGCCAGCTTTCTTGCGGGCGTTGATGTTGCGATAGAGGCTCACTTCTTCTTACCTCCTTTGCCCTTACCTTTTCCTTTTCCTTTGTGGCCGTAATGTCCAGGCATTGATTAGCAGTTCCAACGTTTACGTGCTGCTTTACCGCGCTCACCCGTCCAACCTCGGGAGCGAGCACAGAAAGACTTTTTACGGGCAGCATCTTTGCTACCCGGTTTGGGTTTACCAGTGACAGGAGCTTTGAGGTTGGAGCCTGTCTTGCGGTTGATCCGAGCGCGGCCCTTAGCTGTCAGTCCGCCTTTTTTGGACTTACAGCCGTTCTTCACGCCACAACCCTTCATGGCTCCTTTAGCCATGGTTATCAGGCGTCGACGTGAGTAGCCAGGCCGGTAGTGGTAGCAGTCACAGCGTTGCCACGCTCACAGGCCTCAGCGAGGATGTCAGCAGCGTCACGGACGGTAGCGCCAGAGGTAAGAGCAGCCAGAGCGATCAGCGCAGTGCTATCAAGTGCCTGGGCGAGCTCGAGGTAGTTAAGGGGCGAAGTTTTCTTCGCGATAACAGCAGTAGTTTGAGCAGTCATTTAATTAAGAAGCAGAGAGAATTAAGAACTCTTCCACCCGCATGGATCCCTTTTTTTGATTACAGGAACGACACGCAGTCGTGCAGTTGGAAGCATCCCACCTTGCACCTCCCGCACAGCGGGGGTGGATGTGGTCAATAGTTAGGTCGTCAGTAGAGCCGCAATATGTGCATCTGTATTGATCCCGAGCGAATATGTTTTCCCTCCACATTCGCTTCGCATCTGATGCGCGAAACGTGAGGAGGTCATACATGAGGCTTCGGGGAGTTTCCATCGGTGGCTCATTCCATTTCTATTTCTTGGTCGATTTACCGTTCGACCCGTTACGTGCCCGGTTAGCGCTGGCGCTCTCGCGCACCATGCGACCGGATTTGGTGTGGCTGTAATCCTTACCGCCTTTGCCGTAGTTACCGTCCTTACGTCGAGCTGCGTTCAGCTCTGACCGGTAGGCGCGATTGGCGGAGGTTTTGTTACGCCGGCGTTGAGCGGCGTTCTTCTTTGCCCTGGCTTCTGGATTGCTTCGGTAGTAGGAAGCTGACCGCCTGGGCTTTGCGACACGTTTGGGGGCCATCAGAGAACCCCCTGGACATCGTCAAAAGTGAGCTCGGGGATGAGCCCAGCCAGGGACGCCAGGGGTGAACCTGCAACAGGTACTCCGGTGATGTCGTTCTTATGCAGCCAGTCAATAGCTGCGCGGAGATCAGCCGTTGTGGCCTCTCCAGTTTTTATGCGTGCGACGAGTTCATTAGTGAGCAGTAGATGTAGCTCATTGAATGATTCTTCCGACGCTCTTTTCTTTGCCATTTAATATGCCCTCAGTAGCATCAGTAGTTTGTACAGGAGGTACCACAGGCACAGAATTAGTAGAAGTTCTAGCATCTTTTAAGACAGAAACAATAGGGACAATGTCACTACACAAGTGTGCAAATCGTGAGCCAGGCCTAAAGGTAAATCCGTCTTTTTGCAAAGATGCACATTTAGTGGCTCTCAATAAGGCGTAATCCAACCTTTGACGTTCCTCAACACGTTTAGCGATGGATTTACAACGCTCTACCATGCCTCCATCGAGTGGAATCATGAAGTTCAGCTGGGCTCCCCAATTGTTATTTTTGACGTAACCTTCGTCATCTCTAGGGACAGTATCGTTACCCATATAGAAAGGGGAGAAAGTCAGAGTGCTTCCATTGCAGCTGGTGCCACTTCTAAAGTGTTGTCTAGAAGGGGCTCCATTGTTTTGAAATTGGACCGCTTGGTTGTTCACTGTTCCCACGGCCTGCGTGGTTGGCGCTGAAGTTAAATTAGTATCACCACCCTCTGCATAAGCAGGAGCACACAGAAGTATTACTGGGAGAAGATACTTAGCGTAGTTTCGTTTATAGTTGTGGTGATATCCTCGGTGATGTCGATAGTTTCGATCAAACCAGCAGGACGATCCACGATCTCCATTTGCCATGGTTCGCTAGCGTTGGTAACGCTGAAAGTGGTTGCAGTATCTGTGATGTCACCAGAGGCAGTTACATTGGTACCTGCCCAGCTCTTGTGGTTACCGCCATAGACTTCGTGAGCAACGGTCCGCTGGATATCAACGGTTGTTGTGGAAGTGCTTTGGGATGAGCCTTGGCTCCAGCTAGGGGTAACAGTCTGCGCTTGAGCGTGAACACCGGCAAGAATCAGTAGCAGTAGTAGTTGAATCTTCATTCTTTTCGTTCACGGTTGATATGGAAAGTAGCGAGCGTCCCACTGAGAATACTGGCCACATATGTGGGATCCATCTTCTCCATTAAGCCTGCATAGGATGCAGTTAAAAGGCCTGCACTCCAGACCAAAACTACAAACTTAATGAGGGTGCCAACTACTTCGTTTTGGCTTTTTTTGAAAGGCGATTCCATGCTTGTTTCAATACAGGTTTCATGGCTGTCACGAGCCACTTAAATACAGCGGTAGCTGTCAGTGTGGCTGCCACAGAAACAACTGCTGTAGTACCCGCAGTTGCCAAGATCTCAGGCGTTGGAAGTGGTACCTCGATATCAGTACCAGGCACATCCAAGTATTGGATCTCAGGTGGTTTGATTTGTGGAATCTCAGTATTTAGAGGTGTTACAGGCTTCTCTTCCTTTTCAGAAGCCTCACCCCCACCTGCAGGCTGCAAGCCTTCTGGCGGTACCAGCAGGGGCCTGTAAGACGGCAACTCGATCGTTGGCATCTCTAGGGTTGGCCTGGGTAACGCCAGGGGCTCTGGCAGCGAAAAGTCAGGTATTGGTAGCGGTTCGGGTATCACTCATCAGACGGGAATAGGCCGGCCCTGATGAATGCCACCGCTTGGTCGTCGATCTTATTGTCACTTTGTTCAGCCAACTTAGTCAGAAGGTCTACAATCAAAGTTTTTACTGTTTCGGATTTAAGAAAAGAAAACAGGACAGGACGGATAAGGGCAATCATTGTTCAATTAGTGTATGGTGTAAGGTTTACTTAAGAAGCCTCGAGGGCTGCAACTTTTGCTTCTAACGTTTCAATCTTGGCAATCGCGTCTTTAAGGGCTGCGGTCAACACTGGAACAACTTTGGAGTAGTCAGCAGACTGAGCATCGATGTCCCCATTCCATAAAACAGCATCTTTTT